GTACAAGGTAGAGGTCCGTGTTTGGCCTTTTTACCTTTTGTATCTTTACCAGAATTAGAAGGCGCTATTGTAACTTGGGATTTTATGGAAACTATTCATAGTAGAAGTTATACATACATTATTAAAAATTTATATTCAAACCCTAGTGAAGTATTTGATACAATTATACAAGATGAGAAGATTGAAAAGAGAGCAAATTCAGTTACAAAAACCTATGACGATTTAATTAAAATGGGTTATCAATGGACAATAGATAAATCAAAAGTTGATATGTATGAACTTAAAAAGAAATTATACTTAGCTATGGTATCTGTAAACATACTAGAGGGTTTAAGATTTTATGTTTCATTTGCTTGTTCATTTGCCTTTGGTGAATTAAAAAAACTAGAAGGCTCAGCAAAAATTATATCTTTTATTGCTAGAGATGAAAGTCAACACTTGGCTATGTCACAAAGAATTATCAATAACTGGAAAGATTATGAAAATGATAAAGATATGTTAAAGATTATAAAAGAAACAGAAAAAGAAGTTTACACAATGTATGATGAGGCAGTACAGGAAGAGAAACGTTGGGCAACTTATCTATTCAGTAAAGGTTCTATGATTGGTTTATCAGAAAAATTATTACACCAGTTTGTAGAGTATATGGCTAATAGAAGAATGAAAGCAATTCAATTAACACCTGCCTATGACCAAAAAGCAAATCCATTACCTTGGACAGATCATTGGTTGAATAGTAGATCAACACAAAATGCTCCACAAGAAACAGAAATAGAATCATATGTTATTGGTGGTATTAAACAAGATGTTAAGAAGGATCAATTTAAGTCGTTTAAACTATAATGATAGAAAAAAGAGAAAAAACTTGTTCTAGTTGTGAAACTAAATATAAGATAGAATGGGACATAGAGGTTCAGGATTTAGAACCACTAAACTGTCCTTTCTGTGGCCACGAAGTTGAGGAGCTAGAAGATGATGAAGAAATCTGGACAAACGAGTCCGAAGACGATAGTTGGAATTGATTATAGTTTAAATAGTCCTGCTGTTTGTGTATCTACAAATGGTGGAACTTCATTTAGCGATTGTTACTTTTATTACTTAACTAGTAAGAAAAAGTATATGGGCAAAATGTTAGAAAATGTAATTGGTTATGAACACAAAGAATATAATGGTCCTATTGAGAGATTTAAAAACTTATCTGATTGGGTATTACATATACTTGATACACTCCATAAAAAACAAACAGACAAAAATATTTTTATTGAAGGCTATTCTTACGGTTCAAAAGGCCAAGCAATATTTCAAATTGCTGAAAACGGTGGTATTCTTAAATACAGATTACAAAAAAAATATAATTGTAGAACAATTGTACCTAGTGTTATTAAAAAGTTTGCCACAGGTAAAGGTAATGCTGATAAAGAAAAGATGTACGAACAATTTACAAGAACACAAGGTGTTGATTTAATGAAAGTTTTTGATGTACAAAAATTAAATAATCCAATTACAGATATTATAGATAGTTATTATATTATGAGGGCAGGTTATGAAGATAGCATTAGTAACAACATTTAACGAAAAACTTTACGAGTATTATGCTCACAGATTTTTAGCTACTTATTGTTGGCCATTTGATTGTTATATTTACCACGAAGGCTGGACACCAAAATATTTAAAAGATTTATCTCATTTTAAATTAAGAAATATACACGAAACAAATCCAGAATTAAATGCCTTTATTCATAGAAACTTATCCAGAAATGTAGGTAGTGTAGATGTAAATGACCCTAGTAGAATTGTTGAGGGCGCTAATTATAAAATGGACGCCATTAGATTTTCTTATAAAGTATTTGCTAAAACACATTTAATGCTTGATTGCGATTATGATTATGTTTTTTGGGTTGACGCTGATATGATATTTAAAAAGACTATAACCGAACAGGAGGTTATAGATAAATTCTTACCGAAAGATCAATGTATATCATTTATAGATAGGCCTACTTATTATAGTGAATGTGGTTTTGTGGGTTATAATCTAACAAAGCCTTCTACAAAAAGATTTATATATAAATTAAGAGAACACTATACTAAAGATTTACTATTCCACGAAAGAGAATGGCACGATAGTTATGTTTGGGATTGTGTTAGAAAAAAATGGATGATTGGTGAATCACAATATAATTTGGCACCAGTTGTAAGAAAAGTAGGTAATCCTTGGCCAGATACTCCAATGAGTGAGTATGTTGACCATTTAAAAGGTAAAAAACGAAAAGATGCAGGAGTGATGTTAAAATGAAAGCAGGAAAAATATGGGGTCAAACAGAATTGATCCACGCTAATGGAGTATTAGAATTTCATAGAATAGAATATAAAAAAGATGTGGCTTGTTCAAAGCATAAACACGAATTTAAATGGAATGGTTTTTTTGTAGAATCAGGCAAGATGATGGTCAAAGTCTGGCAAAAAGATTATGATTTAGTTGATGAAACAATATTAAATCCTGGTGATTTTATGAGAGTTAAACCTGGTGTTTTTCATCAATTTATAGGTTTAGAAGATGGTGTTGCCTTTGAATTATATTGGGCTGAGTTTGACCATAATGATATAAAAAGAGAATCAATTGGTGCTAAAGTAAACGAAGATTTAACATTTACAGCAAGTGATGAAACTTTTGGTATAACAGGTTATAATAATGATTAGAGTTTTTATAGGTTATGATGATAATGAAAAGGTGGCCTTTAGTGTATTAAGCCACAGTTTACTTAAACACTCAACACAACCTATAGCAATAACACCAATACGATTACAAAATATTAAAGATGTATTTGTAAGAGAAAGATTACCAATACAATCTACAGACTTTGCCTTTAGTAGATTTTTGGTTCCATATCTTTGTAACTATTCAGGTCACGCTATCTTTATGGATTGTGATATGTTAGCGAGAGCGGATATATCTTTACTCTGGCGACAAAGAACGACCAAGTATGCCGTTCAATGTGTACAACACGACTATACACCTAATAGTACCATTAAGTTTATGAATCAACCACAAACAGTTTATCCTAAAAAGAACTGGTCAAGTATGATGATATTTAATAACGCTTTATGTAAAACACTAACACCAGATTATGTTAATAGTGCTAGTGGTTTAGAACTTCATCAATTTAAATGGTTAGAAAGTGAAGACTTAATTGGTCATATAGATGTAGAATGGAATCATTTAGTTGGAGAATATGAATATAATTACGCCGCTAAGTTAGTACATTTTACTGAAGGCGGTCCTTATTTTAAAAATTATAAAGATTGTCACTATAGTGAAGAATGGTTTGATACATTTAAAGAAACAACAAAGATTGATATGTAATGAATGTAATTGACGTTTATAGTAAAACTACAGCTAAGGGTGGATTTAAATATGATTTAATGAAGGCCTTTTATGATGGTGTAAATAGAATAAAAGATAAAGATTGGAGAGCCAATCTAGTAGAAAACTATGAAATGTCAAATGGCGATTATGCCTTTTGTTTTAATTATCAAAGGGATGTACCTAGAAGTAGACCTGGTTTAGATTTAAGAAAAAAAATAATAAACAGATATGAACCACCTGGTAAAATATTTTATTATGATAGTAATGTTTTGGTTTCATATGAAAAAGTAAAACATCACCCCCTAACTTCTTATGTTAGAATTGCTTTTGGTAATGTTTATCCTGATAAAGCAAAATACTTTAATCATTATCCCTCACCTGAAAGATGGAATACAATGAAAGATAGATTAAAGATAGGTGTTAAAGAATATAATAAATCAGGCGACCAAATTTATATAAGTTGTAATAGAGGTAGTGGTGGTTATTCTGCTTTTGGAAAGAATGCTGCTCAATGGGCTATTGATACTACAATGTTATTAAGACAATATACAAAAAGGCCAATTGCTATTAGATTACATAGTGGTCAAGGATATCCAACATATAAAGAAGATGTAAGAAGACTATATGATTTTGCTAAAGGTAAAAAAGATATTACTATACATAGTCCAGATAATAACTATCCTAATTTATTAGAACAGATTAAAAAAAGTTATGCTGTTGTGGTGTTTACTTCTTCGTCAGGCGCTCCTGCTGTAATTGAGGGTAAACCTTTATTTGTAACTCATCAATCTAGTTATCTATATCCTATGAATGCTGGCCATTTAAGTCAAATAGAAAATCCTAATTTAAATTTAAATAGAGAAAAGTTTTTATATGGTTTAGGTGAAAGTCATTGGACTTTACAAGACATAGAAAATGGTTTATATTTTAAAAAGTTTTTAGAGA